GAGTGGAAGACATTGTTGTTATGACTGGGGCGAACACTAATGGCTACTACGATTTAAAAACAAAACTAACAGAAATAAGAAAAGATGAAATTCGTAACAGGGAAACAACTTCAAATGACTAAGCACGAAATGGTTAGTTTCTTACGCATGGCGGCAGTTGATGAGAACACAGTTACCGCTATGTCCAACGCCTTCGATATGGGCGTAGAGAACGAACGAGACATCGTTTGTTCAGTAATCTTTGGCATGATCGATGACCATGCTAAAGCCCAAGCAATAGTAGACACCATACGAATACGGGAGTGAAAAATGACGGATCAAGAAAAGTTAAACAATGCTTTCCACGAACTTGATTATGAAGACGAACTGGCAGTTAATGTCGTCATGTATCAGACTGAAGCAGAGCATCTCAAAGCAGAGATAGTAGAACTACATCGCATCCTTGCAGAGCATGAATACCAGTTGAGAATTAAGAACGAAATGATTGCAAACATTCACAAAATTATGGGGACACTATGAAAGTTAAACAAACATTTGAGGAAGTCTTAGATAGCCATTCACAGGCTACTTTTTGTATGCACTGTTTTGCTAGAAAGAAATTTGATGAGACGCAATGCTGTCCAGACAATGCTTTCATTCCATTGGAGAACTTTGAGCATGAGTTTCAGATGGAAATAGCAAAGAGGTTATACGATGCACAATGATTATTCAACAAGCCTAATGAATGTAGAAAGATCAGTGAAAACCCTAGGTGAAATGTGCTTGAATAAGAGTTACACTGGGTTCTATTCAGAGATAAACACCATCATTTCAAACCTGATTGGGCTAAGTCACTGGATAGGTCAAGAGCAAGTTAAACAAAGTCAATATTTAAACAGGAGTAAAGAATGAATGTATATCAAAAACTGAATGAGGCACGAGCCAAGTTCCACAAGAAAGCCCTCAAGAAGTCTGGTCACAACAAGTTTGCTGGCTACAACTATTTTGAGTTAGGTGACTTCGTAATCCCCGCAATTGAAATCTTTAACGAGGTAGGTCTTACTTCCATCATTCGTTTTGGAAAAGAGATTGCTGAGTTCATTGTTGTCAATACAGAAAAGCCTGACGAAATCATCGTATTCACAAGCCCAATGTCTTCAGCCGCCCTCAAAGGTTGCCATGAAGTGCAGAACCTTGGTGCTGTGCAAACCTACCTTTCCCGCTATCTTTGGGTGTCGGTGCTACATATTGTTGAACATGATGCGTTAGATGCTACAACAGGCTCTAAAGCGGTCGAGGAAGGCACTCCAGATGAAGGCAAGATGCTTGACTACATTGCCGCCATTGAAGCCACCACGACAGTTGATGAGTTGAAGAACATCTACATCGAGGCATTTGCGGCTACTGATGGAAACAAGGCATGGCAGACCAAGATGATTGCCGCCAAGGATGCTAAGAAGAAGGAGTTGAAATGAAAGACATACCAGCATTTCCACACTCATTTGTAAGACATCCAACAGAAGAAACTTATATAACTAAAGGCATGACCTTGCGTGATTACTTTGCGGCAAAGGCTATGCAAGGCGCTATCTCAGGTTGTTCCTCAAAAGGTGAAGTCATCATGTATTCAGACTTGGCTGGACTTTCTTATGAAGTTGCAGACGCAATGCTGAAAGCGAGGGAAGCATGAGCGATGAAATCGTACAAGGAAGTAGTGCTTGGTTTGAGAGCAGAATCGGGAAGGCTACCGCATCACGCATCTCTGACATCGTTGCTAAAACAAAGTCGGGTTACAGCACCAGCAGGGCTAACTACATGGCTCAGTTGGTAGTCGAGCGCATGACTAACCAAGTCGCTGAGTCTTACACAAATGCGGCAATGGAGTGGGGAACAACCAACGAACCATTTGCTAGAGCCGCATACGAGGCTAAAACAGGCGTTTTGGTAGATGAGGTAGGTGCTATTGACCATCCAACGATTGCTATGTCTGCCGCCTCTCCTGATGGCTTGGTAGGTGGTGATATGTGTTTGGAGATCAAATGCCCTGGCACAGCCCAACATATTTCTACCTTATTAGGCGAGGAAATAGCCAAGAAATACTACGATCAGATGCAATGGCAAATGGCTTGCACAGGACGTAGTTTGGCAGACTTCGTGAGTTACGACCCACGGATGCCAGAGGGACTTCAGTTGTTCATCAAACTTGTACCCAGAAATGACAAGTACATTGCTGAACTAGAAGAAGAGGTTATTCAGTTCTTAGCGGAAGTGGATGACAAAGTTAATAAGTTAAATCAATTGAAAGGTTAAATATGGAAAAACGTGATAACAGTGGTGTACTTTTTGCTAATGATAAAAAAGACAATGACAAAGCACCTAATTACAAAGGGAACATGATGGTAGATGGTCAGGAATATTGGCTATCAGCATGGGTAAAAGAAGGCAAGAATGGCAAGTTTCTTGGTTTGGCAGTATCTCCACGGGATGCACAACCGCCAGCAAGCAAGCCTATGCCTAAGAATTTGGATGAAGATCTAATCCCCTTCTAATCAACACGGGGAAAGCGTAAGTAAGTACCCACTAACTTAATTAACAGGAGTAAATATGAGTTTTAACAGGGATTCACAAATGAGTTTATTAGACAAAACATGGTTTGGCGGTGAAGTAGAGAAGTTCTTTGGTTCACAGTCATTTGTCAGAGCAAGGATCATTGATCCATTAACAAGCCACATGGCGGCTGAAAGCGTCACCAATGTAGCACCAGTCCACATGGATGTCATCTACGCTTGTTTAAAGCGGTTTGGGCCACTAGGCAAGGATGGAATAGCAAAGCAAACTGGTCTGAGAAATGACCAAGTATGGCGTAGATTGCCAGAGATGCAGAAACTAGGAATGATTGGGCTAACTGGTAAGACAGTTGCATCTAATTCTGGTAGACAAGAACGTGAGTGGATCATCCTATGAGCCTGTGGCGCAAGAGAAAAACTAGCGACACTAATTGCGACACAATCGCGCCAAATGTTCACCATAATGAACAAAAACCTAATGATTTGGTCAATATAGTAACCAATTTAAGTATCAAGTCAGAAGATTTAAGTATCAAGTCAAAAAAAATAGAAGAAGATGATGACATTCAAATTTACAAAAAACCTTGGGTTGGATTGACTGAAGATGATATTAAGTTATTTGACCTTGGTAACTACATATATGTTGTCAGGATAGTAGAAGCCAGATTAAGGGAACTCAACGCATGAGCTACATAGTGGCATCTTTGCCCCCCATGAAATGCTTTGTAAAGCGCGAGTTTCTATACAACGATCACAAAGGGCATGGCGAGTTAGAGCCTGCCATCTGGGTTAGTCTTAAAGCCTTGCGTGGCCAAGTGTTTCGCATTGAGTCACTATTGCCTAACTATGGTGCGCTATACGACAAGCTACCTATCCATGCTTATGTGTGGCACAAAGATCCTGGCAACTTACCCGTTGACACTTTGCAGTTGTGGGATTGCATGGGCTACAAGTTCACCATCATTGAAAAGATTGGCTTGCGTAATCTAGGCGTGAAGTTCTTAGGCAAAGACAAACAATGGCATTTTGGTCGTTACCTATTTACTGTGGACTTCTGCGCTGATGGCATGGACTTGGACACGGGCTTTACAGAACAAGCAGAAGAGCATAAATCTTTTAACTGGATAGCCTTGGACAACGGACAGTTTGCTTGTCAGCCAAACAACCGATGCCTGTGGTACGACCAGAGCCTGATTCCTGCCGAGACAAAGTTCCCTGACTTCCAAGCAGCGCAAAGATTTTGGACAGTAGATGGCACTCGGAAATGGTCAGCAGGAGATGACTGGTTTTACGATATACAGGAAAAAAACACATGAACAAAATATGGGTTGACCCACCAGAGGGCTGGAAGTATGGTTTCCCTGCCATATATGACCCTGACACGGATGGTCAATTAAGCGATTGGGTTGTCAGAAAAGGCTATCCACTTCTGACAATAAAAGAATATGGCGATGCTTGGGCAGTCAGATGTTGGCCTGTGGAAGTGAAACCTTCCGATGAGTTTGATTGAAAATTATCTTTTGTTATCCACCA